GATAACGACCACCGCCTTTCTTCGGCTGATGTAACCCTGCAAAGCGACGGAACCAACGGCGACCATATAGCCCTATACTATAAATGGGCTGTAGACAAACCAGCGAAGCCAACGGGAACGAGTACCTCACCCGCTGGCTGGAGTACGTCAGCTGATCGTGAAGACCCGACTATGCAGTACACGGGTAGCTGGAACGGTAGGAATGGCTACTATTACAGCCCCGTTATTGACGATGAGCAGGTAACGTGGCAGAAGGTGAAGTTTACTACCACCAAGGCTAATCAGGTTGTTGCTGTAGACCTTCATGTCTCGAGCGAGAGCAATTACGACTTTGCCCGCGTCGGTCAGCTCGATAATGCTGGTATCATCAACTTGCACCCTGTCAATGACAAAACTGCTTTGGACGCTCAGTCTATCGCTAAAATATCAGGCTCTACAAGTACGATTGTCTATGTTCAGGTAGATACTGCAGGAGAGCACTTCTTCTATGTCGGCTATACCAAGGACACGTCTCAGGAAAGCGGCTCAGACCAAGCATGGTTCCGTGTACTTACTACGGAAAACCTACGATGCTGGCTGTGTCAGGCTCTTATAAGCGGAGAGACAGGGCTTGTAGACACTTGGGATGATGTTATCCAGTTTATCTATGATAACGCATCAGAGGAAAGTATTTACATTCTGTCAGAATCAAATACAGCTCCCTCCACACCTACGAGCGAGCCGCTGATAGATGACTATGTACCTTACCTGACTTCGGAGTTCTACGATAGTACAAAGAGCTATGCAATAGGCAACAAGGTTATGTACTCGCCCTATACTGGCTATGTCTATGCTTTCGAGTGTATTGCAGCCTGTACTGGTGTTTTACCTACAAACACTACCTACTGGAAGCAAATACCGACGTGGACTGATGACCCGAAAGGTGTTACATCGAGTATGCGCTATCAGTTTGTATCTATCAGGCGCAAGGCAAACGGACGCTGGGGTAGCTTCTCAACTCCTCAGCTCTACACGTCCTACATCAAGGGTGACAAGGGAGATACGGGTGACTATTTCGAGTATCGCTATGCCGTGAACGGCTCAACGACTACGGCTCCTGCACTGAGCACGACAGTACGCAACCCGTCAGGCTGGAGTACAGTTGTTCCTTCCGTAGGCTCTCTTGAATACCTATGGATGACCGTTGCGAAAATCGACGGTCAGGCAGAAACCCTGTTGCAGAACTGGAGCACTCCTAAGAGGGTAACGCCATACGACGGAGTGGATGGCGTGGACGGGAAAAGCCCTGCGGCTGTGTACCGTGGCGTGTATTCAAGTGCTGCCACCTACATAGGCACCCAGTACCGTGTAGATGTAGTCAAGTACGGTGACGCTTGGTATGTTGCGAGAATAGACGCAGGTAGTTTTTCAAACGTCCTGCCTACGAACACCTCGAAATGGAACCCGTTTGGAGCATCCTTTGAGAGTATTGCCACTGGGCTGCTTCTTGCAGAACTGGCTAATATTGCTGGCTTCATTTTCAAGAACAACACCCTGATCTCGCAGAAGGGTACTGTCAACGGGCAGACCAGTTTTGACTACGGTAGCCAGAACTTCATTCCGAACATCCTTCTTGACGGCGTTAACGGTAAAGGATTGTTCAGTGGAATAGTCAAGGCCAGCCTGTTTTACTCAGGAGTAAAGACTATAACAGGCTCCTCGTACACTATCGACCCTGAGAATGAACCGTACAACTGGTTCCTCATCAGCGAAAACTCTTCCTCAGTGTGGATAACCTTGCCGAAAGCGTCCGACTATGACGGAATGGAGATAAACATCTTCATCAAGCATTCGAGCTGGACTACCTCTAAGATGGTGCATGTCGGTGTCGGTAGCGGTGACTATATCTGTTACAAGGCAAATGTTTATTCTCAGTATAGTGGTAGTACGCTGGTTGCTACTTTGGAGAAATACAATACTAATTACGTTGAGCTTACAGGCCCGAACAGCCTCTATTGCCCGCCCAACCAAATCAACCGCTTCAAGTCTATAGGCGGCAAGTGGTATGCAGTCGGAGGCCTGTTCACAGGTGAGTAATAACAATCAAAATTCAACAGCTATGCGAATTGTAATCAACAAAATCATTCCATTCAAGGGGTATCAGGCCATGTGCCTGTTCCCTTTCATCTTTGTGCGTGAGGAGGCCTACAACCGCTTCGACGAAGTAGCCCTCAACCACGAGTGTATTCATGCCGAGCAGCAGAAGGAAATGCTGGTGCTGCCATTTCTTCTTTGGTATCTGCTGGAGTGGGCTATCAAGTCGGTGCACTACTGGAGCACGAAGAAGGGCTACCGCAAGGTGTCTTTCGAGCAGGAGGCTTACATAAACGAGCGCAACTTTGACTATTTGAAAGGCCGAAAACGCTTCACTTGGTTAAAATTTGTATTCAAATGAGTAATTTCGCCCACAAAGTGATTACGATATAATCAGATTTTTTGTACCTTTGTGGGCGAATTATAATTCATAACGTTATGCAAGTCATCTACAATTTTTGGAAAGCCTTAATCGCTACCATAGGCGGCGGTGTTGGCTGGTTGGTAGCTGAGTTCGAGCCTACCTTCCCTCTCGTCATCGTAGCGGTGGTGTTCATCGTCTACGACGCTTATACTGCCTATCAGCTCGACAAGCGGGTACACAAGAAATACCCCGACAAGGCGACTCGCACTCAGGCCAAGTTTACCAGCTTCGCTTTCGGCAAGGTCATCAAGTCGACCATTCCGAAGCGGCTTTGGCTGATTATCCTCGCCTACCTCGTTGAGCACTGGGTATTCATCCATGTGTCTATACCGCTGTCCTACGTCGTGACGGGAGCTATATGCTTCGAGCAGGCTTGGTCGATATTGGAGAACGAAAGCTCCTGCCGCTCCGACAATGACAGCCGTTTTTGGAAAATGTTGCAGCGTATCATGGTAGACAAGACTGAGCGACACTTCGACGTAGAGCTTGACGAGCTGAAAGGAAAGTATGATACTGAACGGAACATGGAGGATTGATGCTATGATAGTACTGATTGACAACGGACACGGCTACAATACTGCTGGCAAGTGCAGCCCAGACAAGCAGCACCGTGAATACCAGTGGACGCGCAAGTTCGCTGGCCGACTCGAAAAAGGACTAAAGGCGAAGGGCTTCAACGCCCAGCTCATCACTCCTGAGACCTACGACGTGAGTATCAGGGAGCGTGTGAAGCGGGTGAACGTTGTCTGCAAGGAGTTCGGAGCCAAGAACTGCATTGTGATCTCCATACACAATAACGCTGCTGGCTCAGACGGCAAATGGCATGAGGCTCGCGGCTATTCCTCTCACGTTTCCCTGAACGCCTCTACACGGAGCAAGCGACTGGCCACCTTGCTTGCAGAAAGTGTGGAGGCTCAGGGTATCAAGGTACGCAAGCCGCTACCAAAGCAAGCCTACTGGCCTCAGAACCTCGGTATCTGCCGCGACACCAACTGTGCTGCCGTCCTGACGGAAAACCTCTTTCAGGACAACCGCGAGGACGTGAAGCTGCTGGCAGACGAGGCTTTCCTGACGAAGCTGGAGGCGGCTTACATTGAAGCCATAACCAAGTATCAGAAGGAGCTATGACCGAACAGGAACAGAAGGACGCCCTGATGCGTCTGCAGATGTATAACCAAATGCACTACGGTAACAGCGGGTGTGGCACTCCGTTCTACCTCATGGCGTTGCTGGCCGTCGTGTGGCTGTTTGCCTCCTGCGGCTCCAGCAAGAACCTGACCAACGAGACTACTCAGAAGGACAGCGTCCGCGTGGAGGTGAGGACTGAGACCGTCTACGTCACTGATACCTGCTACGTTGAGATACCCGCTCAGACTGCCGAGCGTGAGACAGCGGACAGCGTGAGCCACCTTGAAAACGACTACGCAACCTCAGACGCTCGTATAAACCCTGACGGCACTCTCTACCACTCGCTTGCCACTAAGCCCCAGCAGAAGCCCGTCGAGTATCAGAAGCCAGTAGAGCGCAAGGACAGCATCGTGTACCGTGATCGGGAGAAGGAGGTCAAGGTTACTGAGGTCAAGGAGGTAGAGCGTGACTACTCGTGGTTCGACAAGACCCGTTTCTACGCCCTCTACGCACTTTTGGCCTTCGCCCTAATAAAGTATAGGCGCAACATATTTTCGTGGCTCTCGAAACTTTTCTCGCTATTTTAACACCATTCTCAAAATAATTCGCTACCTTTGCACCCGCAAGCCGTGAACGCGACGGAATGCGGGTGCTTTCGTTTCGCACTGGTTGCATCCGAGAAATGACAAATTTGTTGCTAACTTGTTGCTATTAGGCATGCGAAATCGTTTCTTTTCGGTGAGTATCAATCAGTTGGAGCGACTACCCGACATTCTGCATCGGAAAGTAAGCCTCCTATCTGCGAAATCATTTCGGATATAACTCAGGTATAATTTATGAGAAACAAACGCCCTATTTATGGACTTTTGCTAAACTTTCATAAATAATCGTTATTTCGCGTGAGTATATTTTGAGTTGTCGTTTATTTGTTGTTACTTTGTTGCTCGTAACCAAATCAGCAACAAATGAGCAACAAAGAAAATTCCAAAGAGCCTGTCCGACTGAGACAGCGTGCTATGCCGTCGGGGAACATCAGTCTATACCTCGACATCTACACCAACGGGAGGCGCAACTACGAGTACCTTCGGCTGTACCTTGTGCCTGAGAAAACAAGGGCTGACAAGGAGAAAAACCGAGAGACGTTGAAGCTTGCTGACGCGATCAGGGCGAAGCGGGTCATAGAGGTGCGCAACGGACTATATGGCTTCCAGCAACAATTCGCAACAAACACCCGCTTCTTTGACTACTACCGAAGTCTGTGTGAGAAGCGGCTGGGAGCTGAGAGTCGTGGTAATTGGGGCAACTGGTATAGCTGCCTGCACCACTTGAAGAAGTATGAGAAACGGGAGAGCATAACCTTTGAGGAAATCACGCCTGAATGGGTGCAGGGCTTCAAGGACTATTTGGAAAACGAGGCCGTAGCGTGGGGGCATGATTACCGCAAGCGCATCAAGGACAAGCCACTTTCACGCAACAGTAAGGTAAGCTATTTCAACAAGCTACGGGCGTGCCTCAATCAGGCTTTCGAGGAGCGTATTATTGCCGTCAACCCTTTGCGTGGCATAGAGGGCTTCAAGGCCGAGGAAGGCACACGAATGTACCTGACTATTGACGAGGTGAAACTGCTGGCGAAGACTCCTTGCGAGTACCCGCAAATCAAGGCCGCTTTCCTGTTCTCCTGTCTCACTGGCTTGCGCAGGAGTGACGTTCTCAGGCTGACGTGGGGCGACGTGTACCAGCAGGGAGAGTTCACCCGTATCATATTCAGGCAGAAAAAGACTGACGGGCAGGAATACCTCGACATTACGCCTGAGGCAGTTGAGCTGATGGGCGAGCGAGGCAAGCCTACTGACCATGTTTTCACTGACATTCACTCACCGACCTGCACCAACAACACTATAAAGCTGTGGGTGGCCAAGGCAGGCATACGCAAGGACATTACTTTCCACTGTGCTCGTCACACCTTTGCTACGATGATGCTTGATCTCGGTACGGACATCTACACCGTGAGCAAGCTTCTCGGACATCGTGAGCTAACCACTACACAGATATACGCCCGCGTGTTGGATAAGAACAAGCAGGCTGCTGTGGCCAAAATACCGTCCATACTCGGCGGCGATAAAGAGGGATAGAGAGAAGTCAGAATGACCTCTCTCTTATCCTTCTTTATAGAACTTCCCCCTGCCTGTCAGAAGCCACTGAGAGGACACACCGTAGCCCTCTACAAGGTAGGTAAGCCAAGCTGGCTGGAATATGTCACGGCTGGGGTCTTTCTCCAGTGTGTTCAGGTTCCAGCGGTTTATTTCATATTCACGGGTGAAAGTCTGCTTCCCCCGTATCTTCCCGTCTGCTTTGAGCCGCTGGAGGGCTTCAAAGAAACGCTTCACTATTCGTTGGCTGTCTGCTGTCTGCATAGTTCGTCGGATTGTTTAATAGCTTCCCTCACTCTCTCGTCTACGGCTTGCCGTTGGTCAGCGAGCCGTTCTATCCACCTCGCCTTGACAGCTGGGGTGAAGTCAGGCTGCTGGTGGCCTCTGATGACCTGCTCATATTCGGCAAGTTCCTCGGGTGACATAACGGGCACAAAACGCTCCAGGTCGAGCACCTCCTGAATATGGGCTATAGTCTCTTTGTGCAGATCACTCGCCCTATATTCGTCATAGAGCATACTGCCCTGTCCGAGCAGGAACCATCGGGCGTTTATTTCGGGCAAGGCTGTCAGTATTGCCAGCACTGGCTGCAGCCCGAAGTTGTCACCGTGCAGCAGCTTGCCAAGGTACTGAGGCTTCCAGCCTACCAGCTCGGCAAACTCCTTCTGCCTGCCGTTGGTCTTGTACTTGATTATTTGTCGTAGTCTATTGTTCATATCTTGAAAACTCATTCTCAACCTCTCTCGCACAATCAAATCTTCTCGCCTATAAGTTATGTAGGTGAAGGGGAGAAATTGTGTGGAGCGGCTTTTTTGTAAAAAAATAACTGGTTACTCACGGGTGTACGTCCGACCGTCCATTGTAAAGGAATTAGGAGATAGCACGCGTATCTTATAGGTGTATTCCTTCTCCACAGCTCCATACTTGCTATTGTAGTTGTAGAAGTGGATAGTCGGCTCTGCACCTTTGTATGAGACGGTCACGGCGTAGTACTGGTCATATTCACCTCCCAGCATATGGTCGTTGAAATAATGCTCATAGTGAGTCGTCCCGTTGGCTTTGACGGAATAGCTCACGTCTTTCGTTTCAGCGTATGGAGTGAAGGTGTAGTCCCAGTGTTCCGTAGCGTTCGTAGAGGACGAATACTGCTCTGCACAAAACTTCCCGTTGAGGACGTTCAGGACGGCAGCGACCTCGCTGTCAACTTGTGGCTGCTCATCGTCTGAGGAACAGCTAATAAGGCCGAGAACGGCCAATGCGATAAGATACTTTTTCATCGTTTCTCTAATAAGCTGATTAGGCGGTCAATTTGTTCATCACGTTTTGCCAAAGCATCGAGTTGGCGGGTCATAATGTCCTGCTGGCGTTCAATAGCTGAAATAAACCGTTCCGTTTCGGTTCCAACGTTCACGCTACTACCGACACCAGCAGCAACACTTACAGAGTTATCTTTCGCAGACGACGAAATTATTTCGCGCTTAGCGTCGAGCATATCAAGAAGAATAGAGGCTGATCCCGAAGGAACGGCTTTTCCATTCTCCCACATTTCTACAGTCCTTACTGTAACGCCCACTTTCTCAGCAAATTCCCGCTTGCTGAGTCCGAGCTTTTCCCGTAACTTTTTTACATCTGCCATACTCATCGGTTTATTTGTTTTACAATTTTTAACGAAATAATTTCCGAAATAATTTCTTTATTCAAAAATAATATCGTAAATTTGCACCCGAATTTGATAATTTCCGTGCAAAGTTACGGAAAAAGTTACGAAATCGGAAATAAACTAATAAGTAAATTAAAGTATTAAACAAAATTTAAGAATTATGGAAGTATTGAAGACAGACCTACAACGAGAGCGTGAGCAGCGTGATCTCGCAATCTACTCGGACTACGAGAAGATGATGTCCGTCAAGGGGCAAAGCGCAACTGAGGTTGGTAAGCTCCTGATGAACAAGTACAAAATTCACTCCCTCGGCACTATCTACGTTATTCGCAAGCGTGTTGAGGAGCGGCTAAAGAAGGAAGGAGGTCGAGCATGAAAACTACCTCCCTATTCATCAAGCAGTGGGCAATCCTGACCGTCCTCATGCTTGTAGGCATGGCGGCTTTCCTTGTCCTCGCAGGAGAAGAGACTGAGCCTATGTCGTTCGGAAAGTTCGTGGCTATCAAGGTCGCTGCGTTGGCAGTGTTCGTCGCATGTGTCCTTGCTGGCAAGTATTTCAACAGCAAGGGGCTGCTGCCCGAAATTGAGGAGTGAGCCATGAGCGAGGAGGCATTGAAAATATTGACCGCTCGACTCGACCGCATAGAGCAGCTGGCACTCATCGGGGCTAAGAATACCCTTGACCTCGAGGAAGCAGCCCTCTATACAGGCTACAGCACTGGCCACCTCTATAGACTGACCAGCAATAGGGCTATCCCTCACTACAAACAGAGCCGAAAGCTTTATTTCGACAAGAAGGAGTTGGATGCTTGGATGCAGAAGCAGCGCGTCCTCACTATTGACGAGATAGACAGCAAGGCTTCTACCTATGTAGCTACCCACTAACAAGCCAACCTTTTTACCACAAAAGTGATTATATTATAATCGTTTTAAGCAACGCCCGAAGCTGTCAGAGGGCACAAGAAAGTAATAAATAATTATGGAAAGTCAAGAAATTATGGTTGTGCAGCAGGCCGACATGCTGCAAGCCCTGAACCGTTCCGAGGTGGATATTCAGATTGCCACCGCCAAGCAGTACCCGCGTGATCTTCAGGCGACGCTCAACAAGATTGAGACCTACGCAACGATGGATAAGGAGACTGCCGAGGATTGTTTCTACGTCCTTCGCCGCAAGGGAGCTGGTGGTCAGGACTCTATTATTGAAGGCTTGTCCGTCCGCATGGCTGAGATTATTGCAGGCGCATGGGGCAACCTCCGTATCGCCACCCGTATCATCGGCAACGACGGCAAGACGATAACAGCCCAAGCCGTATGTCACGACCTCGAAACCAACCTTGCAGTGAGCAAGGAAGTGAAGCGTCGTATTGTCAACAAGTACGGTCAGACGTTCAGCGAGGATATGCAGGTAGTCACTGGCAACGCTGCTGCCTCTATCGCCTTCCGAAACGCTGTGCTGGCGGTCATTCCAAAGGCCGTGACGAAGAAGGTTATCAACGAGGTTAAGAAAGTGGCTCTTGGTCAGTCTATAGACCTCGAACAGAGCCGTCAGAACCTGCTGGCCTACTTCAACAAGATTGGCGTTACTCAGGAACAGCTGTTTTTCTATCTTGGTGTCAAGACCATAGCCGAGATCGACAAGCAGATGATTTTCGAGCTGCGGGCTACGGCCAACGCTATCAAGGAAGGAACTACGACCGTCGAGGAGAGCTTTGTCAAGCCCTACCAGCAGGCACAGTTGCAGAAGGAGGCCGAGAAGAATACCTCGGAGGCTCAAAACAAGGCCGCTGCCGCTATCGCAGCCGCTACGGGTGCAGCTCCCGCAAACGTAGACCCTGAGACGGGTGAAATAAAGCCCGATGGTGAGGCCAAAACTGCTAAGAAAACCACAAAGAAATAACCCCTGAAAGCTACAATTATGGAAGTACAAGAAAAGAACCTTCTGGCCGCTTATGAGGTGGCCGACGAGAGTGGGAAGAACCTACTCAAGACCCTGTTCCCTGACGTGACATTCGACAAACAGGAGGACAAACCTATCACGGAACGCATCAAGACCCTTGAAGATGCGTTGGAGCTGTTGGGTGACGCTCACCCTTTGGTGGCTCAATACCGTACCGTAGTGAACAGCTTCCAGTACCATTCCAGCAACGCTTTCCTATTCGCAGTCGTATCGCTACAGGTGGTGTGTGCTGCCTTGAATGAGGGCTGGGAACCTCAGTTCACAGAGGATGAGAACCGCTACTATCCTTGGCACTGGCTCTACACCGAGAGTGAGATAGGTGACATGGCCACTGAGGAGCAGCACGAACGCTGCATGATGTCAACAGGCGACTATGTAACAGAATATGCGGGCTTCGCCTTTGCGTCTACGTACCACGCCCCCTCGTATACGTCTGCGAACGTCGGCTCTCGCCTCTGCTTAAAGAACCGCGAGCTCGCCGCGTACTGCGGCACGCAATTCATCCGCTTGTGGGCTGACTTCAAGCTGATTAGAAAGTAAACCTTTGGGAGTGCTGGCTATGGCTGGCTCTCCCTC